CGCGCGCATGAGCGTCGCTGAGTGGCCGTCTTCCAAACGCTCAAGGCTTCAGCACTCGTCGATCCGTGTGCGCGCCATCCGCCGTGCACTGGGCATGAGCCAGCGCGACTTTGCCTTCTATCTGCGCGTCGCCACCAACACACTCAGTAACTGGGAAACAGGCAAGACGCTGCCCAGCCCGCTGGCCGAGCAAGCGATTCGCAATGTGGCTGCCGAGCATGGCCTGGACCTGCACTCGCTGCGGCGGTTTGTGTCATGACGACCCGCGGCCACGATCGTCGGCCATGGCTCATTCTGAGCCGCCAGGAAGCCCTGGCGCTGCAGCACGCTGCGCTGGCCAGCCTCGAGCGGCAAGGCCACGTGCAGGTCTATCCAGAGGCCCTGGCGCGGGCACTGCGGCAGGTTGACCTGCAGCTGCGCTACATGGACGGCGGTGCTGATGGCGAGGTGCCTTCGGTGGAGGGTGCGCTGTGGCGTGAGGCAGCCTCGTGAGCGAAGCGAGCCGCCGGCGGTGGCTGTTCGTCCACAATCGTCTCGAGGAGCTTCGCGCCAAGCACGACGGGCCCAGCCCGTCCGAGGAGTTGCCCGCGGGGCCGGCGTGCGATCCGTCCTGGGGACCCGTCGGCTCGCTGGCCAAGCGGACGCTCGACCCGCTCGAGTACGAGCACCTGCTGGCACTGCACAACGACGCACTCGCGCTGGAGCGGTCGCGGGCTGAGCCCTCAGCCGAGCCCGTAGCGGAGCCCGAGCCGCAAGTGCCGCAAGCCTGGCAGCGAGCGCCGTGGTGAGTGTCGGCTACTTCCACTGTGGGCGCGACGAGCTTCGCCGTGTGCGCAGCGTGGGCGACCTGCAGCTGGTGTTCTCGGCGCTCGGCCCGCGCCAGGAGCGGACTGGCTTCCACGCCGAGGTGCGCATCGCCGTAGGTGGGGTGACGCTGGCCTACGACACGTTCAATGTTGGGCGTGACGCCGACCGCACGCGGCTGGCCAATTCGGCGTACACCAAACTGATTGGCGGTCGGCCGTCGAAGGCGCGCCCGGAGCGTCCGGACTACCCGCTCACGTATCTGAAGGACGATCTCGATCAGTTCTGCGATGGGCTGCGTGACGCCTACCTGGACGATCTGGCGCCGCTGGCCATGGCTGGCGCACTCGAGCGCAGCGAGCCGCAGTTCGTGCTCAAGCCATACATCCTGCAAGACGGTGGCACGATCGCCTTCGCCCCGCCTGGTTTCGGCAAGAGCTATGTGCTGTGGACGATGGGCGTGTCGATCGACGCTGGCGTTGCCGAGCTCTGGCCGGTGCAGCAAAGCCGGGTACTGGTGGTCAATCTGGAGCGTTCGGCCAAGAGCGTGGCCAATCGGCTCGGCAACATCAACGAGATACTCGGTCTTGATCGCGAGCGGCCAATCGACACGATCAACGCCCGCGGGCGCACCTTGCAGGAAGTCGCGCCGACGATTCAGCGCTATTTGGACCGCAACGGCAACGGCTGCATCCTGGTTGATTCGCTGTCGCGCGCAGGTCCAGGCAGCCTGAATGATGATGATGTCGTCAACGCCTACTGCAACACGCTCAACAGCTTTGGCGCAGCGTGGTTTGCCCTGGCGCACAGCCCGCGCGCCGATCCGACGCATCTGTTTGGTTCACAGATGTTCGACGCGGCAGCTGATTTGATCGTACGCATGATGGCTCAGGAGAAGCTGCGCGGACCGATGGGTGTCGCGCTCGACTTGATCAAGCGCAACGATGTTGCCAAGCACCCGATGTGGATCGGTGCCTTCGACTTCGACGCTGCAGGACTATTCAGCATTCGGCGTGCACGACCAGGTGAGTTCGTCGAACTGGAAGCCAGCGAGAAGATGTCGATGGAAGACCGCGTGTGGCTGCATCTGACGAGAATGGGCGCACAGTCACCCAGCCAGATAGCGAGAGACCTTGACTACAACAGAACGAACATCTCCGATATGCTCAGCCGCAATGATCGCTTCGTCTTAGTAGGCACAAAAGGCCGCGAGCATCTGTATGGAGTAAAGCTGGGCAACACGTCTGGGCGGGCAACAGGTGGGCAACGCGAGGAGCCGTGGTGGACCGCCTGACAAGATCAAAGCCATGTGTTGCCTGGCAACGCATCGTATTCGCCTCCCGCGTGCGTGCGCGTGCGCGGTCGTTCTTACGAACGACTGAAGTGAAGGCAACACATCAGTTTGCCTGCCTTTCACGTAGGTGGGTGACGCACAAGTTGTTGCCGCTGCTGGCGCCCCTTTCCAAGGGCCGCGGCAACAACGTGTGCTGTCGGTACGGGGACGAAGCGGAATGACCGACGCGGCTGATTATTCGCCCGAAGAGATTGCCTATTGGCTACACCACTGGCCAGAGCTCCAGAGTGCTGCTGAGGGCGGCACCGGCACGCTCAATGGCCACGGTGGTGGCTCCGGCAAGCGCGCCAGCCTGGTGCTGGTGTTGGCTGATCTCGAGGCCGCGGCAGACAAGCTGCCACTTGATTGGACATCGACGCTCGAGATTTTCCGCATGCAAAACCGCCTGGCCGAGTGGCGCAGGCGGCGGTTGCAGATGACGTCGATGTCAGTCGATCAGGCGGTGTACCGCATGGCTCAGGCGCTAGGCTGGCGTCCTTCCTAGTGTCGCGCCAGGATCAGCAGCGTGCCAGCCATCAGGGCTAGCGCAACCAGGCAGTAGACCAGGAATGCGACGAGCGGATTCGGTGTGGTGTTGTTCACGCGGGTACCTCCAGGGTTTGTTCTAAGCGCTCGAGCGCCAGTTTCAAAAAAGGCGGCACAGCACGCTGGCCGGCTTCCCAGCGCTGGACAGTCAGCCAGTGGACGCCGAGGAGATCGCCGAGGGCACCCTGGCTGAGGTGGTGCTCGGTGCGCCAGGCACGCAGCCAGCTGGTCCCTTCGGATTGGCGATTGGCACGCCTGGTCGAAGGGACGGCACGCTGGCTATTGAGCGCCTCGGCGGCGGCCATGGCGGTCGTGGCGCCGGTAGACCCGGCGCCATAGATACCGACCGATTGGCCGCTAGAGTCGACGACGTGCCAGGCGCCTTCACGGCGCTCTGCCTGGTACTTCATGGCTGTTTCGGCAGCCCGTGGCGTAGGACGTGATCGCGGATAACGCGGATGCCATCCGCATGTGAAGCGCCGCCCCAGTCGTCGACTGGCTCCTCCGTCAGCCGTGCGCCGTTGGCGGCATACACGTCCCAGCCGCCACCGTCAGTCGCGTGGCGCACGAAATACTCGGCGCCATCGACCGTGCGCAGTGGCTGATGCTCGTGGCAGTACCACGCGTCATGCGCGGCATCGTCGAACGTGGCCGGCTGGCCGCACGCCCAAAACAGCGCCTTGTCCGGGCCATCCTCGGTCCACTCGCAATAGATCGGCGTGCCATCTTCGAAGTGCAGTGCCTGGCTCATGCCTCGGCCTCCTCGCGGGCCATGAACGGCCGGCTGTACTCTTGCTCGTCGCCCACGGTCTCCAGGACCGATTCGATGTAGCCGCCGAAGTGGCGCAGGATGTCGGCCTTGGTGGTGGCCGAGGTGAACTCTTCCCAGAAGCCCTCGGCCCAATTTTCGATGGCGCCTTCGAGCGCCTCGCCGAGGATGGCGCGCACGCGCTCGGCGACGTCCTCGGGTGGGTAGACATCGGTGACGTTGCCGCCTAGCAGGCGCGCCTCCCACGCGGTGTAGTCGGCGTCGTACAGCGCGCGATCGGTGATGTACGGCAGCAGGAGCGCCAGAATCTGGTCTTGATCATCGGCCCACGACGTTTGGATGCGGCCGGTGGTCACGCCTTCGGGCGTGGTGAAACCCTGCGCGCGGATGATGGCGCGAATTTGCTCGCGCACCTCGGCCGGGAAGCTGCTTATCTCGTCGTCGGTCAATTCGAGGACGCGGATGTCTTCCTCGTCACCGGTGGTGATGTTGCGAACGGTGTAGTCGACCAGGTACTGGTCAGTCATGGCTGCACCTCCAGGCGGGTGGCCAGTTCGGCGTCGTCCTCTTCGTCAAGAATCTCCAGCAGGCGGGCGCGCACCAGCGCTGCGAGTTGCATCGGCCGCAGCGTCGGGCCGATGTGGGCGACGTCGTCAGGGTCGACCATGAGCGTGAGGCACACAAACTTGTCCATACGAGCTATCTCCTCGTTGACCTGTCGTCTTCAGGCCGGGTAGGTCAGGTCCCGGCGACGCCCGCGAGGGCGTTTCGACTGGCGATTGGCACAGCCGGTCGACTCATGCGCCGGGTAACCACTCATGCAGCAGCCACTCGCGCGGGTGCTCCTCGGGCGCGTCGCCAAAAAAGTCGACGATGTGCGCGCCACATACGAACGCGCCGGGGCCCGGCTGGCCGGCGCGCAGCGGCCGCAGCCAAAAGCGGTAGTCGTCGCAGTCGCCTTCGGCTAGCCAGTACAAGCAGGTCGGGCGGGTGGCGATTGGCACATCTAGCCGACTCGCCGCGCGCAAGACCGCGCGACGCAAAAACGCCAGTTCACCCTCGTCCGGCAGGCCGATAGCGGCCAGATAGGCGGTTAGCTGCTCGGCTTCCGTGTCCGCGTCAAGGTCCGCGAACGTACAGCGGGTAAGCGTGCCGGTGGGGCTCACGTGCACATGTTCGGCGGCCATCACGCGGCCACCTGCACAGTCACCGGCGCCGCAACGGGCGCCGGCACATAGTCGCGGACCACAAACCCCGAGGTATCACGGCGGCCGCGACCCTTGGCCTTCAAACCAACCCAAACACCGCCGGCCGGATCCAAAAACCGCAAGTCGTCAGCATCGCCGTTGACGACGGCGCGACCGTCAAACTCGGCTGGCAGGTGGGCGCTGAACACAGCAGCGACATTGCCGCCGGCGGCCAGGACATCGCGCACCTGACGGCCATTCGACTCCGAGCGGCTGAATGTCAGATGGTAGTTAGCTGGCATGGCGCCCAAGGCATAGGCGATCGCGCGGCCGGGGTTTTTGGTGTAGTCATAGAACTGAATGCCCGGGAAGATAGCCATCACAGTCGGGTAGCGGCGCCCGTTCCACTGCAGCGGCATGCGCTCCCACGGCAAATCGGACGTGCCGTTGAGTCGCACGACCGGCGTCAACCCCTTGCGTACGGCGCGCCGTACGTGTGTCTCAATGGCCTTGACGAGCAGCGCCATAAACACGTCTCGCTGTTCGAACAGCAGGCGCGTGCGCGCAACCCGTGCTAGCTGAACCTCGTTTGTGGTCTCGCCGACTTTGATAATGCCGCCATGGCCGGCGGTATTCAGGCAGCCAAGCGTGCAACCCTCCGAGCGGCCAGCCGGCTTCTCTTCGCTCCACAGACCGCCGCACACTTCGAAGCCGGACAGGTTGCCCGGTGCCAAGTGCAGAATGGCGGTGGCATAGCCGCGCGCGCGGCCTTTTTTGGTCTTGGGGTTGTAGCCGTCCGGCGTCAGCAGTTCGACAAAGCCATGCTCGCGATAGGCGCCGCTCATCGGAAGTTCTCGCGCATGGCTGCGCTGTCGCGCCGCATCTGAGCTTGATGGTCCGCGTTCATACGCTCGGCCAGCGCCGTAGCTACGTCAAGCGTGGTATGGCCAGCCAATCGCCACAGCACTTCCGGCTCGGCCTTCGGGTCCGGTGTGTGAACGAAGACAGCAGCGGTGCCGTCCGAGTCAAAGTCCGCGAAATACGGGTTATGCATCTGTGCTTGCTCCACAGAAGGTCTCGCGCCACAGCGGCGCGGCGACAGCAATATAACCAACGGCTATAGGGCAGCACAAGGGCCCGGCTTGCACGCTGTGGCCGAGCGTGTCACGATTGGCGCCCAGAGCGATAGCGCATGCCCAGTCATAACCCCGCCGGAGCTCCGGTCGGGGTTTTTTGTTGCAGTGTGCCAGTGTGACTAAGCCGAAGATACCTCGCCGGGTGCTTAACCGTAGACGCGTTGCACAAGCTAAGCGCGCGTTTCTTGAGTATTACGCTCAGTATGGAAACGTTGGTTACTCCGCACAGTTAGCCGGATGCGGACGGTCGAGCATTTATAGCTGGCAGGAAAATGATGATGAGTTTGCGGCCGCCTTTAGAGCGGCAGATGTCGCAGCCACAGAAGTATTAGAGCGTGAAGCTTGGCGCCGTGGGGTTGAGGGTTCACCTTATGAGCGCACTAGTTACTGGCACGGTGAACCTGTTGGTACTGACCGCAAGATTGAATACTCGGACGCGTTACTTACGCTGCTGTTGAAAGCTAGGGCGCCCGATAAGTACCGCGAGAAAGTCGACCTTGCGGTTAGTCAAGTAATCAAGGCGGTGTCCGGGTTTGACCCGGCCGAGGTGCTGGGCGCTGCCGTGCACTCTGTAGCAGAGTAAGGGATTCAATCTCAACGCTAGCGGCCGCGCATCTGAAGACTGGCGCTAGCAGAGCTTACGAACGAGCCTAGCGGTGCGCATTGCGCGCGACAGAGGATCGCCCACGCGAGGCGGCCCCCAGGCACCACATGCCCCCGCCGCGCGCGGCCCGCGCGAAACATAAACCCCAATTTCCAGGCACTCAATTTTGACCAAACCAAAACCGGGAACACGCGGAACACATTGCCGGAACACCCCAGCACATGTCTCTGACCATCCAGACTGCTGACGCTGCCGAGCCGGGTGAGCGGCCGTATCGACCGTATGGTGCGGCGCGCGAATTGATGCGTTGTACGGCTCGTGAAGTGGTGCTATCTGGGCCTGCGGGGACGGGTAAATCGAGGGCCTGTCTCGAGAAATTGAACCTGGTGTGTATGCAGCTGCCGATTCGCGCGGCGATGGTCAGAAAAGTGCGGCGATCGCTGACCCAATCGGCCATGGTCACCTTCGAGCAGAAGGTGCTGCCGCAGCCAGGCGCGGCGCGTTTTCACGAGGGTGATCAGGAGTACCGCTATCCCAGTGGCGCGCGGGTGATGGTGGCTGGCCTGGATGATGCCGAGAAGATCGGCTCGACCGAGTTCGACATGGTGTACGTCCAGGAGGCCACCGAGCTCGAGTTCGATGACTGGGGCATGCTGCTACGCGGCCTGCGGAATGGCGTGCTGGGCTACCAGCAGCTGCTCGCCGACTGCAACCCGACCTATCCGCAGCACTGGCTGAAGGCGCGTTGTGATCAGGGCACGACGCTGTTGCTGGAGACCGAGCACAAGGACAACCCGACGTTGTTCGATCAGCAATCGGGGGAGTGGACCGAGTTCGGTGCGAACTACATCAGCACGCTCGACTCGTTGCAGGGCTATCTATACAGGCGTTTGCGGCTGGGCCAGTGGGTGGCGGCCGAGGGCATGTACTTCACCGAGTGGAGCCCACGGGTGCATGTGTGCCCAGCGTTCGACATTCCTGCTGACTGGCCGAGGTGGGTGGCCGTGGATTACGGCTTCGCGGTGCCGTTTTGCGCGCTGTGGTTTGCCAGGTGTCCCGAGGATCGCAGGATCTATGTGTATCGCGAGATGTACGCCGCCGGGCTCAGGGATGAGCAGCAGGCGGAGGCGATCCGCAAGGTGATCGATGCGGAGGCGGCGGTGCAGGTGGTGCTCGACCCATCGATGTTCAACGCCAGGACGGAGCAGCAGCGGCCAAGTATTGCCGCGGTGTATGCAGGCTGTGGCGTGGGTCCGCTGGTACCGGGCATGAATTCGAGAAAACAGGGCTGGGCGATCTGCAGACGGGCCTTGGCGCATGACCAGGGGCCGCCGCGTGTGCAGGTGCTCGAGGGCCGCGCGCCGAACCTGGTGCGCTCACTGCCGACGCTGGTCATGGATCCGCTGGATCCCGAGGACGTGGCCGACGTGGTGGCTGGCAAGAAGGTTGAGGACCACGCCCCAGACGCCTTTCGCTATGGGCTGTGTGCCGAGGCGCAGCCGGTCGACTCGGACGAGGTCGAGGACTTCCGATGGGGCTAAGCAAGCCCTTTCGGCCGCACATGCTGTCGAGGATTCGGTATGCGTCGCGGGAAGAATTGCTGCGGATCGCCGAGGCGGCCATCGACCTGGCCTACCCGCCCATGTTCAAGGAGCATGGCTCTGGCCACATCCGCCTGTCGGATGGCCAGGTGCGTATCAAGCTGCAGCAGGTGCTCGAGACGGTGGTCGGCGAATGACGCTCACGCACGTCGCCGACCAGGACACCCTGGGTGGCGAGCGCATTTCCTCAGGCCTGTGGACACACCGCGGCAAGCTGGTCATCAAGAGTGCGCTGGAGCTCCAGGCACCGGCTGCTCCCGCAGGGGCGCTGGCCTCGCTGGTGCTGCCAGCCGGCTCGCTCGATGGCGCGGCACTGGTTGACGGCAGCGTGGCCAGTGCCAAGATCGCCACCAACGCGATTACCCGCCTGGCCACGAACTACGCGCTGGGTAGTGATGCCTGGAACAACGTCGGCATGGCGGCTGCCGATAACGGCATCGCTGGCGTGCCCAGCTTCCCGATTACCTGGTCGAGTGGCACCAAGTACGCGCTGTTCAACCTGAACGCCAATGTCCAGGTGTATGCCCCGAGCGCGCAAACGTGGTGTGGCTTTTCGCTGTTCCAGGACGGTGGCAGCTTCGCTCGTTTGCCGGTCGTCTTTTCCGCCAGTCCGGGGCCGACGGGTGTGCGCGCCGGCACGCTCATCTACGTTCCACCAGCGGGCACACACACCTACGAGGTGCGCTTCTACTCCAGCGGCGCCACCAGCAACGGCTTTTACCTGCGCGCTGTCACCTCACCCACGACCGAGTTCTTGACCCTGCAGGTGATCGAGTTTCGCCAGTGACCGAAGTTCGATTCGAAACACCCGACCATCCCTATGAAGCGCCGCCGCTAGCTGCATTGCGGCCGTGCTGGCACACCCTCGAGCAGGCCGACGAATGGCCGCTGCGCTGTGGCCTGCCGACGTTCAGACACCACATCCCGCGAGTTGACCTGGCCGGTATCCAGCCGGCCGAACCGCGCGACGGACCGTAGGTATGGCCACCAACGGCTACGCCCCAGCGGACTGGTTTTCCAGCCCGTCAGCCGAGGACACCATGCAGCGCGCCACGCTCGAACTCGCCGAGGAGCTCAGGCGTCAGTTCCGCGATCGCGACGAACTGTACGCCGATATCGACGCGGTGCTGTTCGGCGAACTGCCGGTGGAGATCCCCGAGGCCTACAAGAAGACGGCCATCGAGATCCGCTCACCCCTGGCGCTACACATCGCTACCACTGTCACCGCGGCACTCTCGGTCAACCCGATGACCGTCCACTTTCGGCCGGTCGGCTTCGGCGACGTCTACCAGCAGAACTCGTCTGCCCGTGAGCGCTTCTTCGAGGCCTCCTGGGCGCGCCAGCAGCAGGAGGCGCAGCGCCAGCTGCTGCGGCTGTTCTTGTGGAGCCTGGCAGTCAAAGGCGAGGGCATCCTGAAGACGGTCGAGCGCTGCAAGGCCGCCTGGAGCGGCTACACCGAAGCCTCGCTCGAGCTTGAGCAGCAGCTGGCCATCGAAGAGCAGTACGACCAGGACGCTCAGGACCGCCTGTACCACGCCCAGACCGAGCAGTTGAAATTGCAGCTGCCGTATCCGATCGCCTCCACCGACGTGCCACCCGAGACCTTCTACTACACCAAGAACGAAAACGGCCTCAGTTCAGTCGTCGAGATCAAAGAGGTGCCGTACCTGGAGGCGCTGGAGCGCTTCGGCGCCTCGCTCGACGCCAGCGGCAATGTGAAGGCGCCGAACACCGACGATCTGCTCGACTACCGCGCCGCGGAACTCGCGCGGGCCGAGTGGCGGCACCTGATGAAGCACGCTGGCTCGAGCACCCTGCGCTGCATCGAGGCCTGGGACTACCAATGTCAGGTGATCATGCTCAGTGGTCCGAATCAGCGCTACCAGACGGGTTCGCTCGGCTCGGCCACGCTGTGCAAAGTCACCCGCCACAACTACGGCGACCCGCTGCTCAAGACGCTCAAGGGGCCGTACTTCCATGCCCTGGGCATCACCACCGCCTCGAGGTTGCCCGAGCACGCTGGGCTGTCGATCCTGTTTGGCTTTCTGCGCCTGTTTCCGCTGCTCGACTCGCTGCTCACCACGCAGGGCAACGCGGCGTACATGACTGGCTTTCCAGCCTTCAAGAAGACCACCCCGCCGGGCGTGATCGCTGGCATCCCGGCCGCACCCTACGGCGCCGATGGGCGCGAGAAGCAGAAGACCAACAGCATCGAGCCCGGCAAGCTGTATCCGTTCGACGTCACGCCCATCGATCAGCCGCGCTCGGGCGCCGATGCCGACAAGCTGATCGCCTCCATTCGCGACATGCTCGAGTGGGCGCTGCCCAGCGTGGTGCAGGGCATGGCCGCCGGCGATACCTCGGGCTATGCGCTCAATCAGGCTGCGTACTTGGCCAGACTCGGTTGGGATCCGATCGTCAGCAACGCCGAGACGGCGCTCGGTGATCGCGTCGGCTTCGAGTCATGGCTGGTCGAGCACAGGATCGGCGAGAAGGTGTACGCGTGGGGCGAGCAGGAGGCCCGCCGCGGCGGCAAGAAGGTGACCGCCGGGCCATCGAAGGCGACCTGGCTGGCGATCGGTCCCGAGGACCTGCAGGGCGTGCATCGCTACGAAGCGCGCCTGGCGCCCAGCACACCCAGCAACGACATCATCGCCACGCGCGCCATCGGCGAGAAGATGCAGCTGCGGCTGATCACCTACGAGGACGCCGTGGAGTCCGCTGGCGCCAATCCAGACGAGGTCGAAAAGTCGTGGCTGCTGCACGACCTGAAAAACAGCCAGGAGATCCAGGCCGAACTCAAGCGCACCATCTTCCAGAAGATGGCCACCATCCGCGCCGCGCAACTCGGGGCGCCGGGCATGCCGTCCCCCCAGGAGATGGCCGGCGGGCCGCCCGTGCCGGCGCCTGTACCCGGGGCCACCGGCGTCATGGGTGGCACGCCCGGCGCGCCACCAGGTGGACTGCCCGGTGGCATGCCGCCCAATCCCGTTCCCTCGCCCGGTATGGGGTTACCGCTCGCACCACCCCCACCAGCGGGTGCGGCGGGTCCAGGCATGCCGCCGGGCGGTATCCCCGGTGGGCCGGTGGTGCCCGGCCCGCCGCCCAATGCGCTGCCGCTGCCAGGAGGGCGCTAGGTGGCACGTCAGACGATGCTCGACGAGGTCGCCACTGACCTCGCCTCGTGGATCGACAGCACCGCCAACGAGATCGCGTTGGCCATGGCGCCGCGCGGCCAGCAGCCGTTTGCCGCACCACTGTCCGAGCAGCAGAAGCTCGAGTACTACACCTCACGGCTGTTCAATCCGGACGGCAGCCCGAACATGCAGGGCCGCACCCAGGAGCTCGCGCGGCTCGGCACGCAGGGCTTCGCCCAGGTCTATAAGGCCGTCTTGCGCGCCCATCCCGAGTTGCGTGTGCCCAGCCCACCAGCCGGTGTGCCGATTCCGCCGCCGCTTCAGCCGATGCCGTAAAGGAGGTCCGCTATGCCTGTCTATGGCGCCAATGTCAATGCCGCCCAGATGGCGCTGCAGGCCGCCTCGAACGCCGCCCAGCAGGCGTACCTGAACGCCAAGCTGAATTTAGAGTCGGAAGACCTGGCCTTTCGCAAGGCGCAGGAGGCATTCCAGGAAGAGGTCACCAAGGCCGGCCTGACCGGGCTGTGGCAGGGCGCGCCGACGCAGGCGGCGATGCAGTACTACGCCAACACCTTCGGCACGTGGGCCACGCCAGGCGCCAATGCCCAGACGCTGGCTTCTCAGCAGCAGGCGTTTGCCCAGCAGCAGCAGCTGGCCCAGCTGTACGGCCAGTACTACGGCACCGGCCAGGCGCCGACGGCCGGCCAGCAGACGCTAGCAGCCCAGCAGCAGCAGTGGCAGCAAGCGCTCCAGGCGCAGCAGGAGGCGCGTGCAGCGCAGGCCCAGCAGCAGCAACAGGCGCAGTCGTACCTGAATCTGCTCTCGGGCTTGCGCGGGCCAGCTGATTGGGCCAAATACCAGCAGGTGCTGGGCGCCACCCCCGGCGGCATGCGCGACCTGGTTTCGGCAGCCATG